AGCAGCTAAAAAAGCTGGCTCTTTGTATTATACTAACAAAGACGGTAAGACTATGCTTGCGGTCTATGCAGAAGACTTAAAGTCCCCTGGTCGTACTAGCTCACCAAAACCTAAGCTACGTCCAACCAAAAAAGCTGCACCTAAAACAACACCAAACAACAAATCTGGTGAAATGCCTAAGCGTAAAAAAGCATCTGTACAAGACATTTCTTTTACAGCAACTGCTGCTATTGATGGTAAGTCTGGTGTAGATAAATACATTAGGAAACTTCAGGCTGAAATAAAAGAACTAAAAGCAGAGGCTGCTGCAGCTAAAAAACGTGGTGTCGTACCTAGAAGGATTCAAAACGAAATTAGATCTAGAGAAGGTGCTATCAAACGAATTAGAGATAAGCAGAATAGATAATGTCCTTAGTTAACCAAGGTAAATCGGCACGTGTAAAGTCTGTGTATGGCCACAATAGTGGTACTACATACGAGACTGTATACACGTGTCCAACAAACTGTATAGCAGAGCTTACTTTCGTTCATGTCGTCAACGGAGGTGGCTCTACTAATACAGTGGAGCTTGAGTGGTATGTAGCAGCTGATAGCTACACATCACACTTTTTAAAAGGTAAATCTTTAAATGCTAGTGAGTATGTAACTTTTAGTGACATTGACCTAGTGCTACAACCAGGTGATGAGATAAGAGTTACCCCTACATCAGCTGGACACATTGATACTATTCTTACTGTAACAGAGACCTTCCTTCCTGTGGGGTAATAACGGGGTTGCAATAATAGCAATAGTATGTTATAACTATTTGTGTAAAACTACTCTCCGTAGGCAATAATGCCACTAATACGGAGATACAAATGTTTAAAAAGATACTACACAAAATCCAAGATATGCAACAAAGACGTGCAGACTATTTTATCCTAATGAATATGTCTGATCGTGAACTAAGAGATCTTGGAATTGGTCGATCAGAGATAAGGCAACGACTCTATGGCGAAGAATCTTACTGAAAAACAACAGGCGTTTCTTGATGCACTGTTTAATGAAGCCGAAGGCAACCCTGTGAAAGCATTGAAGATCGCAGGGTATGCCCCAGGTGTATCGACTAGTGTAGTCATGGCACCTTTGAAGCAAGAGATTGCTGACCGTACACGTGACTTCATTGCAAACAATGGACCACAAGCTGTGTGGTCTATGATGCAAGTAATGAGATCCCCAACCGACTTGGGCAATAAAGAGAAGATGGCAGCAGCTAAGGACTTCCTTGATAGAGCTGGCTTTGTAAAAACTGAAAAAGTCGAAGTTAAATCTGAGAATCCTTTGTTTATCCTGCCTCCGAAAGCAGATGAAGACTGATAAAACTTGGAAACTACCTAAACCTCAAAAGATAGACGGTGAATGGGAGTGGGTACCAATAGTAAGAATAGGGAAGACTGTACCATTTGGTTATAGACAAGACCCTAATGATGATGATATACTATTACCAATCCCAGAAGAGCTAGAGTTGTTTGAACTGGCCAAGAAACACTTGAAGCAGTATAGTTACAGAGAAGTAGCTGCATGGTTAAGTGAAACTTCTGGTAGATACCTTTCACACGTAGGTTTATTCAAGAGGGTTAAACTTGAGCAAAAGCGTAAGAGCGCAGCTTCAATCCAACATTTCTACGCCCAGCGGTACAAAGAGGCAGCAGAAAAAGCGGAAAAGCTCGAAAAAATTAGACTCGGTGCAAGAAGAAGAGTTAGTACCAGCGACTCCGAAACCAGCTCCGATTGATGTAGAACAGGCTCAACGTGAAATTATCTTTGAGCCAAACCCTGGTCCACAGACAGATTTCCTAGCTTCAACAGAGCAGGAAGTACTATATGGGGGTTCTGCTGGTGGTGGTAAATCATATGCTATGATTGCTGACCCAGTTAGATACCTCAATAATCCAAATGCTCGGATGCTACTTGTACGTAGAAGTACTGAAGAGCTAAGAGAACTTATCTCTGTTTCTAAACAGTTATATCCCAAAGCAATTCCTGGTATCAAGTTTATGGAACGAGATAAGACTTGGGTAGCCCCTAGTGGAGCTACACTCTGGATGTCTTACCTTGACCGTGATGATGACGTTATGCGCTATCAAGGTCAGGCATTTAACTGGATTGGTTTTGACGAATTAACGCAATGGCCTACACCTTATCCTTGGAACTATATGAGGTCACGTCTTCGTACAACCAAAGCTAGTGGGCTACCCTTATATATGAGGGCTACGTCTAACCCAGGTGGTCCTGGTCACCAATGGGTAAAGAAAACTTTTATTGATCCTGAGAAGCATAATCATGCTTTCTGGGCTACAGATACAGATAGTGGCGAAGTAATTACTTGGCCAAAGGGACACAGCAGAGAGGGAGAACCTCTGTTCAAACGGAGATTTATTCCTGCCACACTCTTTGATAACCCTTACCTTGCTGAAGACGGAATGTATGAGGCTAACCTGCTCTCTCTTCCTGAGCACCAACGTAGACAACTTCTCGAAGGTGACTGGGATATTAACGAAGGAGCTGCATTCCCTGAGTTTAGTCGTCGGATACATGTGGTAGAACCGTATGATATCCCAAGCAGCTGGGTTAAGTTTAGAGCTTGCGACTACGGTTATGGTTCTTATACAGGAGTTCTCTGGTTCACTGTAACACCAGCAGAACAGCTTGTCGTATATAGAGAGATGTATGTCTCCAGAGTTACTGCTACTGATCTAGCCGATATGATACTAGATATAGAAGATGGTGAGAAGATTCGATATGGAGTTCTTGACTCTAGTTTGTGGCATAACCGTGGTGATACTGGCCCTAGTCTTGCTGAACAGATGATCATGAAGGGTTGTAGATGGAGACCTTCGGATAGATCAAAAGGTTCTCGTGTGTCAGGTAAAAACGAAATACACAGAAGATTACAAGTTGATGAATTTACAGAAGAACCCAGACTAGTATTCTTCAACAACTGTACCAACACTATATCACAGCTACCGTCTATACCGTTAGATAAAAACAACCCTGAAGACGTAGACACAAATGCAGAAGACCACTTGTATGACGCTTTACGTTATGGTATAATGACAAGACCACGTAGCAATATATTTGATTTTGATGTCAGCAATCAAAACTCTGGTTTTCAAATATCAGATTCAACATTTGGCTATTAAGGAATAATCATGGAAGAAGATGGCATCTTTGAAGATGAAATGATGATGGATGCAGATACTGCATCTGCTATAGAAGATATGGGAAAGGATGACTTTCATGATCCAACCTCTGGTCAAATCGTACAATTCATTCGTGAAAAGTATAACAAAGCTGAGACAGCACGTCAGCTCGATGAAGAACGCTGGATTCAGGCTTATAGAAACTACCGTGGTATCTATGGTCCTGATGTACAGTTTACTTCTACAGAACGTTCAAAAGTATTTGTCAAAGTTACCAAGACGAAAGTCTTAGCGGCTTACGGACAAATTGCTGAAGTCCTATTTGGCGGTAACAAGTTTCCAATCACTATTGATCCTACTACACTTCCAGAAGGTGTAGAGGAAGTAGTAAGCTTTGAAACTAACCCAGAACAGCAGAAAGCTAACGAAGGACTAGGTGAACTACTTCCTGGTGAAACTTATCAAGAGTTTAGAGAACGTCTTGCAGGTTCTGCAGAGACACTAGCTCCAGTAGAAGACAAGCTAAAACCAGGTCCAGGTAAAACCCCATCATCTCCACAAGTATTTCCTGCAGAGATTGCAGCTAAGAAAATGGAAAAGAAAATCCACGACCAGTTGGAAGAATCCCACGCAAAGAAACACTTACGTGCTGCTGCACTAGAGTGTGCTTTGTTTGGTACTGGTATTATGAAAGGTCCGTTTGCGATAGACAAAGAGTATCCAAACTGGTCTGAGACTGGTGACTATTCTCCAGTATACAAAACAATTCCACAAACTACATCTGTATCTATCTGGAACTTTTACCCAGATCCAGATGCTGCTACTATGGAAGAAGCAGAGTACGTAGTAGAACGTCATAAGATGTCACGTTCACAAGTACGTGCACTAAAGAACCGTCCATACTTCCGTGAGAATGCAATTGATCATGCCCTAGCTCTAGGCGAAAGCTACAGCAAAGAGTGGTGGGAACATGTCATGGAAGACAACACCGAACAAGATCATGCAGATCGTTTTGAGGTGTTAGAGTTTTGGGGCTTTGTAGATACAGACATTATTAAAGACCAAGGTGTAGACATCCCAAGTGAGTTGAAAGACTCAGAGCAAGTAAGTATGAACGTTTGGATTTGTAACGGTCAAGTTCTACGCCTAGTGATGAACCCATTCACTCCTGCATATATCCCATATTTTGCTGCACCATACGAGATGAACCCCTACAGCATCTTCGGTATCGGTATTGCAGAAAACATGGATGACACTCAGACATTGATGAACGGCTTTATGCGTATGGCTGTGGATAATGCTGCACTGTCAGGCAACCTACTTATTGAGATAGATGAGACTAACCTCGTCCCAGGGCAAGACCTCTCCGTGTATCCAGGCAAAGTATTTAGGAGACAGGGAGGGGCA